TTCAAGACCCATAGCATTGGAAGTTCCAGCTATTCCCAAACCACTCTCAAGACCCATAGCATCAACAGTCCCAGAGCTTTTTTTGTCCTGTTTTCTTTTCTCCACCCAATCTATTAATGAGTTGCCTGCTTTTTTACCCCCTCTCACAAGCGCTGCTATACCTCCCCCTGCCGCACCAGCACCTATGCCACCTAATAACTCCCACTGACGCTTAGTTACTCCCATATACTCTTCTGGCTCTCCTCCAACCAAATCCCCAGTTTCTGTATCAATAACTGGTTTCGGCGAAGTCGGTAGCCATGGCTTTCTACCCTCCGGCTTAAATTCGCTAGCAAACCCATTAGTGCCTCCACTCTTAGGGTCTACGCCACCAGTAACTGGCGCTTTAATATCAGGCCCGCCACCTGCCCCCACATGACCTTTTCCTGTTCGCGATGGCATAGGCGTCCCTTCTTTATCAACAAATTTTTTCTTATCCTGATCGTAGTACATGCCCTTTGAACCGGGATGCCAAGTAAAATTACCGTTAGCATCCTTGATAACAAAATATTGTTTACCATTATACTCTCGTATTTGAGGGTCACCCTCTTTGTAGGGACCAAAATTTGTGTGGAAATCACTCACATCCCCTCCCTCATAATCTGCTGGTAAATATTGATTCTCAACGTCTGTATAATCAAACTTTTCGCCTTTTTTTCGCTCCTCTTCCCTCTTCTTTTTCAATTCCGCCTCGACAGATGCCCTCGTGTGCCCGTCGGCCATCATCATCTCACCGTCATACTCATATCCCTCAGTATACGTTTCTACATATTTCTGTAACTCTGGGTTCCACTCAAATATTACCTTAGTGTTAATATACATTTATAACCTCCATTTCCACGGTGCGAGCATATTTTTTGCTTTCTTGCCAAATAATCCCGTTGTTGCCTTATTTAATCCTTTGCGGTACCCCGGCATAAACTTATCTATTGCTTCCCCACCGAATTTAATACCAGCAGCGCTAAGTGCGAGTGGACCTAATGCAGCCATTGCGCCACCTGCTGCTCCGCCTAATCCACCAGCTCCAAAAAGCCCACCTAAGCCCGTGGACGCACCGCCTACCCCACCTAAAATTCCGCCAGCACCACCTGCTGCGCCGCTACCTACTCCCGCCCATTTACCAATAGCACCAAGCATCTTCGGAGCAAACTTCTTCAATCCCATCTCTAACAAACCACCTCCCTGTGGTTGTTGTGGGTATGGTTGTTGGGGATAACCAGGTTGTCCTCCCCCTCCTGCTTGTTGTGTTAATAATGCTTGTATCAATGCGTTCATCGGATTTGCACCCCCATCAGGTGTTTCTGGTGCCATATTTGCGGTCTGATAAGCAGAGTCAGTTGACATAGGATTATTACTCCCGCCATAAGAACCAGTAGCAGCATTATATTGAGTGTTGTATTCCATTACTCGAACAGACCACCAAGGATATTTAATCCACCACGCAGAAGACCACTATACATAGCACTGGACCCCGCAGCTTGTTGCGCCTGCTGATAGTTACGCTGATTCTGATTATATTGCTTTAGATTCGCCACGGCAGTATTAATTCCACCCCGAATATCTGATGTTCCCTCTAATCCTTTTAATCCAGCTTCAACTCCATAGCGAGTTAGATCAGTTTCACCTTTCCTCATTTGCTCTGTCATTTGACTAAGATTTTTCCTATTAAGGATATCCCCTAATCCCCCCACACCACGTTGAGCAAGTTGCGCATTCATTTGATTCGAAGCCTGTGCAGAAGCATCATGAAGCCCCCCTCGCATTTGTTGCCGCGCTGCATCCATTATTGGCCCACCACCATATGCCATCTGTCCAATATCTTCATATGCCCCAAGAGTCGGCCGCATCCCCTTCATCATTGTACTCCTTAGTTCTCCAGGAGAAGTGTATTCTGGCGCGCCCTGTCCCTGCTGCATATAATTCCCAAAAATATTAAGTGCGGGGTCTAACCAATTCCCTTCCGCGCCGGAATCAAGTGCTAGCTGCTTTTGTAATCCTCCAAGCAATCCCTGCAGCCAATTTTGTCCCCCCGAATTTGGGTCTGGAGGGCCAACTGTCCCCTGCATAAGCATCATCTCACCATCATACTCATATCCTTCAGATGAAGTTTCCCTGTATTCTTGTGCTTTATCATCCCATTCAAAAACTACTTTTGTATTTATATGCATTATTCTATTCCTCTCTAGTATCCTATTGCAAACCAATTTATATTATATGCTGAACCTGAATTATTTCTTATAGTAACTACAGTTGTAGTACATGATGCACCTATATTTGAGGAGTAATCATAATTACCAGTTGTCCCCATTGTCGCTACTACATTGAGTGCTTGACTTGGGAAAGCAATTGGAAGTGTTATTGCTACAGTACTATTTGAACCTATTTCTTGAGTCCCCCATTGCATAATAAATCCATTCCCAAATTTAGCAAACCCATCCGTATCCAAACTACTTTCAGTTATTCCGTCGCTAGTTTCACTGCTAGACGACCCAGTTTCTTCCCAAAGGCTCGCCTTACTTTTCTTGTCCATAAAAGACAGTTCATCCGACTCTACCCAGCCATCCTCTGTTTTAGCCATGACTGCATACTTACCAAGTCCTGCTCTACCAATTTTAATATCTCCCACTTCCCCTTCAGTAGAACTCCCTTCTCTATGGGTTTGTCCCTGTCCAGTACCAACTGCATTGGCAATGGCATTAAGGTCATCATATATCTGGTTAACAGCATTAGATGTCTCTGGGTCGCTAACTCTTGGTGGTCTTTTAGTTTCCATTATTTGACTGATAGCCTCCTGTATACAATACCAAGTGAATCAACTTCCCCGTTTTGGCTTGTGGCTCTAATTTTAATACTTTTTGATTTTTTATGTGCAGTTTGTAATTTTTCATCAGTTAAAGTTTGGACCGGTGTTGAATCATTTACACCATAAGTAAGAGTAGCTGTTCCAATTTTCTTTATTTTATAAAATCTTTTATCTTGAGTATCTGCACCCAAAGTAATTTCTTTAGTCTGATATTCCCACGTTCTATGATCGGTACCAGCAAGATAATGTAAAATAAGTTTGTCTGTCCCAACGTATACCTCACCATTTGGCCCCGCAATTACACACTGCGGTACATATGTATCATGAAATTCCCATAAATCCCATCGTTTTCGTGCCAAGTTATAGGCCCACACAAAGTAACCAGACACGCCTGTAGGCTTAAAGAAGACTAAGAAACTACCACGTTTAGGCTCAAAACCAACAATAGGAACAAATGAAGTATCCCTATTTTGCCAAGCATAATTATCATCTCCCCTCGCAATAGAATCGCCTATTGGCGCCGCATTCGTACCATTATGTAAATAAATATTTGTATCGTCGCAAAAAAACATTCCAAACTCTGTTGTTATAACAGCTTTAGGGCCTATACATCCAACTCCTTCAAATGTATCCTCAATATAAAACCCAGATGGATTAATTCTATATGTATTATTCTCGTCAAATGCATATATTCTACCAGAGAATGAAGCAAGAGCAGTAGGAACTCTCGGAAGCTTAAGCAAATCTTCTGTCCAATCAAATATATCATAATTATGAACTTTAGATTTAAATAGATATTGCTCCACATCATCTATTTCCTCTAATTTACCTCGCCCTATTATTAGCATAGAATTTATTTCTGTTGATAGCCCATAATTTATAGATGTATGTGGAACAACTTCAGATATACCGGTTCTTGCATCGTATGCAACGGTAGCAGATTTTATATCTTTAACAAGATATGAGGCTTCCTCAGCACTAACATCCCATCCCTTATCATCAAGAGGGATAGATTTCACAAGTCTAAAAAATCCCTCCGGCTCATCCTTAGAAAGGTCTGTGTTGCTTGCGCGATAAAGATTTATATGAGTAATCCTTGGTTCTAGATCATTAATACCAGTATAAGTTAATGTCACGTCAAAATTAGGCGCGCCCCCAGCCAACCCAGTGCTTGGGGTAGTATATGTTGTAAGCGGAGATTCTTGATATCCGTCATAGACATAACTTGTTTTCCAAAAATATTTTGCCCTCGCTTGTTCCACAGTAGTATCATTCTCATGATCAGCTGCAGTAGTACCGAATTTACCTCGCTTGCAACCAGTAAGTTTATCAGTATCAGCGCTTCTACCAGTATATGTAATTATCTCGCCTTCAATAACTATCGAACCGCCATATGCGAAACCATTTACATCTTCTAATGGAATCTGAGAATCACTACTAGATATCCCCCCGCTTTTATCTATAACAGAAGCATCGTCACCATCACCAATAGTCTCAATTTCCAAAATAAGTGGGATTGACTCAATAATATCAGGGGTATAATCATCCCATCCACTATTGTACTCTATTTTGTCAATAGTAGGAAATTTATCGGCGGTTATCATATACATTATATCACCACTCGTATCATAATAACCAAGTTTACATGAAGAATTAATATCAGCAGATTCAACAGTAGGGGGATGCTTAGAATACCACTTAGAATGTGTATCAACAGTATTAGCGCCGATCACACCATAGCGCTCAATTATCTCCTGGTTACTACACATAAATAATCCATCACCAGAAACACTTGTCTGTAATGGGCTAAGGCTGCCACCATGAACCCCATTGCTGAGTAAAATTAATCCTGCCGTATTATCCTCGTAACTCCCTGCAACATGATTAGCTTTTATAATATTCATAAAGTTTCCCTCATTATACCCCGCTCCATAAAAATAAGTATTTGCCCCCCAACCAAGCGCATGCTCGCCGTATTGCTGGGATGAATTATTCGCTTCTGCACAATCCTCGCTAACCCTTAAAACGCGCTCTATACCGTCTCCGCTGCCAACATGTTCCGACGGTGCATATTGGCAAAGCCAGCCTACTGTACTACTATCTACCCGAACAAGACTTTTCTTATACAAGGTATTATACCAAGAATTTACATGATACGCTTCGTCATTATAGGTGTGCCCCCAAGGATAATGGCGACTTTGGAGACCAATCCAACCCTCATCAGCGCGATCTGGAGAACTGCCGTCCGGTGCACCCACTGCAGTCCCCTCACGTATACCTGGTGACCGATTAATAAGAGTAAGGTCATCATCAGCATCCGCATCCGGGGCATTACAATTCCAAAGAACTACTTCTTCTTCTACCTTTGAATCTTTATAAGCTGCGAACCAAATATAACTGCCAGTAATAATCATATCACTGAATATAACTCCTCCGCTAGAATAATCTTCATCTTCGCCAACAAAGGCATCTGTCGGAAGAACTAATATATGAGAGTATTCAATTGTTAAATCATCTGTATTAACTTGATGCAATGTATAATTATCTGAAGTTACTGAATCACAAATAAGAACCCAAAGTTCACCATCATCATATATCATGCCACATATATCTTTAAAATCCTCAGTATTTTTTGTAATTACCGTAGGAGCCGCAATCGCAGCTTTAAAAATGGTTCCTCCCCTATAGCTGCCAAAAAATAAATCAGTTTCATCACTACAAATATAATCTGCGTAAGAAATTGCGGAATAATTACTAACGTTCGCATCGGTTACATGAAACCCTTCAGTCTTTTTACCCCATTGATCATTATCGACATATCCTGCCCACGTAGAAGAAACATCTTTCCCGTGACCAATATGTACTTCCTTGTTATGAACTTTCATTGCAGATTCAGTTGATGTTACTCTAGATTCTGTCTTTGACACACCATCCGGGTTCGTTATATCATTCATTACACCAATCTCCCCGTCAGTCATTGCAGCAAGATTATGTACCCCATCTTTAGAAAGTAATACACCATCTTTGATATTTGTTAGAGCCAAAAGTTCCGATGTCCAGTTCCACCGATCACCCTCTTCAAATCCTGTGGTGGCGCTAAATTTTATCTCTAAACCAAGGTCATCACTAAGAACTATGTAGCTTGTAGAACATGCTACACCCGTTTCCACGTAAGTTTGACCCCCGTCATTTGACCATTTAAATGTATCTGGGCTGGTGCCGTATCTGTCATCAGCAAAGTAAATTGCAGAACCTGCGGAATGCGCCACAGCAGTAGTATTATCATACCCCCTTGTAACTGTAAATCTATTTGAGGCTAATACCTGTGTAATTCTCATTATTTCATCATCAATTTTTATTGCATCGTTGGTATCCCAACTTGAAACATCAGCATCAATAATAAAAATTTGACTTGCGGTTGTATTTAAACCCGTGGGATGATTGTTTGTGTCAACTGTTCCTCCTGTATCTATAAATGACGCACCAGTACCTCCTTCGGCATCAATTATTACTACATAGCTTGTACTTCCTATACCAACATAAGTACCATCGATTGTCAAGCCATTTGATGATATAGCCATTAGTTACTCCCACCCCCGCCATAAGGATTAGGAAAAAATCGTAGGGTTCCATATATACCTGTAGGTTCATCAAGCCCTCCGCCAACGTCTCCTTCAACTCTCCAGCTACTTGCAAGATATAAATCAGTGGGTATACTCTTTAACTTGCCATCTTTTGTTACACTGTCAAGATTTAAACTATAACTAGCTGCATCTTCCTTTATATCACGCTCTGATGGCGTAATAATTGTACCAGACATGAATGACTTTATTTCAAACAATTCCTTTGCCATAGAACCTCCATTCTAACCTTTTATTAAGTCTCCCCAAAGAGACGTTTTGCCATTAATTATTTGGACTATATGAACTGTAAATAATCCTCTATCAAAATAATCAACGACGGCAAAAGCATGAGCCCAATTATGCTTACGATTAAGTAACCATGCATTAGAAGAGTCACCCATCTTCTTTAAACATCCAATCGCCCATGCGCTTTTTGCACCATCTAAGTGCGTTATACTGTGCTGCTGCAAATCGTGATGATGTGCATACATTATATTCACCCCAAGCTTCAATAAATGATTTCTTGAGTGATGTATTCCAGCAAAGTGATGACCGTGATAATACCATAGTTTTCCTATTTTAAGATACTTTCCAGCTGGATAATAGACAAAGCCACGCTCATCCATCTTAAGTGCTTTCTTGCACGATAAGTCAGATAAGTACGGATTCTCACTAACAAAGCTGTCAAGCCACATCTCGTGGTTGCCTTGTGTGAAATACTTTTCTTTGCAGTTAACTTTATCCAGTGCTTCATCTATTTCATCCAATCCCTTGTTTACCGCTTCTATATCCTTGTAGACAAATGGAAGCTGGTATTCAAGGGGTGGTCTCTTTTTTTTCTTCCATTGCCAATGACTAACAGACTCGAATTCACCAGTATCTCCGAGATCAATGTAAAAGTCTGGCTTTACTATTTCTATGGCCTGTGTCAAACAACGTATTGCCCTTTTATCGGCAAGGGGAAAATGCTTATCAGGAGTTATAATTCCCCGTTTAACGACTCCCGCGTTTTCATTATGCATAGTACTCCTCTGGACCATCGAAGTCAAAGTAAAGGTCCTTTGTTTTGTCTAGGTGTCTGAGAGTTGTTTTCCGAGTAAACCTGAGCAATCTTCTTTCACACCCCCTGCATTCCCACAAAAGTGTTCCATCATAAGCACCTAATACTTCAATACCTATAACATCTTCCCCTCCACAATAAGGACACACCTTAGGTCGCTCAGGAAATGATTTCGAACCTATCACCCTAAATTTCTCAAGCGTTACTAATCCCATATTTGCTTCCTCTCAGTATTATACGCTAATTTACAACCTTTTTTGACGATTCGCAAGCAATTAATAATCAACTGGTCTAATTGTATGCGTAACACCACTTAATCCTCGATTAGCGTATTTCTTTCCTTCCTTTACCATGCTTTCAAAAATAGACATCCAGTATTGTGCTACTGTCATAAATTGTGGATTTTCACTCATTTTTCTCTCATACCCTTTTTGGACTGCTTTCGCTACTACAGCATCGCAAAATTCTTCTGGTATTAATGGGTTTTCATCAATACCTGTTTCTCCACTATCTCCATTCCCATTTACAAACTTGTTATCTGTTCTTACAACAAAAAGAGTGATAGCTTTCCCCTCAGGTGGGCCAGAAAACCTAGAATCAATCCCAGCACTTGCGTCTAATTTTGAAATAGCTATTTTATCAGCAGGCGGATTACCTATCTTACCAAGCCAATAAACATATTCTTGTTGGTCTACATATGTTGCCATTATACTAAATCCCTTTCATCCGGTGTTCCCAGAAGTTTTTTTATACTAAATCCGTCATAATCAACAGATAATACTTCCAATATATTGGTTGGAAGCGTATACCAGCGTTTATTAGCAGTTGTAGTAATAGACGTATCAGTTCCTTTCAGAATCCTTGTTTTTCTGCAAAACTCTTGAATAGCCTGATTCAACCATATTCGTATCTGTGTTTCACTAACATCTGGATGATGCTGTTGCACCATTTCTATCATATGGCGCTGTGTTATCCCAGAAACAAAAGCCATAACGCTCCTCCTTTATTTACGACCACTTTTTTTGCGATCTTGTTTTTTATCCGTGTTCATCTTACGACGAGTATCTGGTTTTTCTCCATGCCAACGACTACCAACATCAACAGTTGTCATTATCTTCGGTTTCTCACTCATAGTAAACTACTATCAAATCACTTGAATAGTATCTCCTTTATTTTAAACATTTAGTGATTTAGGGAGGTATCGAGCCTCCCTAAACCGTAATCTATATATGACGCTATTACCTCGTCAATTTAAGATTTATGCAGTTCCGCCGCCGCCGCCTATTCCAGTACTTGAGTTATACTGCGATGGGTCTAAACCGATTCCACCGATTGTAGCCGTATCCTGACTAGCAGAATTACCTCGAACATATACTGTAACAATGCCACCACCATCGACATCTTCCACCTTCAGTATATGAGAACCAGCAGGGACAGTACATTCTTCACCAGCTTCAGTAGTTGTAATCAACTCATAAGTATATGAACTAGCTGCAACGCCCGCACCTATACCTACATCACCAGCATTACTTGCAGTATACACTTTCACATCTTCAACTGGAGATACTATACATCCAGCACCAGAAAGTACAATGGTATCAGACGCTGCAGAGTCTAAGGCCTGAGTATACTTGGTAAAGCTACCGGCTTTTGATTTTGTCCAAGCCATTAGTTACCTCCTAACTGAACTTCAGGATAGCGTGAGTTTCGGGAAGACTGATTTCAAGACCAGCTTCGGTCAAGATCATATCTTTCCGGCCATCTACGTTATTATTCTGAACATTCGTGATAATGTGTGTATCACGAGATACACCATTACCAACCAACGGTCGATAAGCTACATTTTTCATGTCAACTGCCATCGCATAATCTTCCCACATTCCACGAAGAAGTGGATCAGCTACGAAGTGCAGTTTCCCGAAAATAGTATCAACTATTGTAACATCATGCCCAAACTTACCTGGGATGCTAGTCACATCTAGTCTATACTGGGAAGCACCAACTGTGTTATTCATGAAACTACCTGAACCCATTTTGTTCAAGTAAGAAAGAATCTTTCTTGAACATAGAACAAGTTTGTTTCCTGAATTCCCGCTTTCAGGTGCGAAGAAATCTTCCATCGCATCCAGAAACGCGTCATACCCAGAACTAGCATAAGTAAAATTATAAATCTTACCATACTGCTCTGTGTAAGGTAGAATACCCCATGTATATCGGATAGGACCGTCATCTGATGATGTTTCATCAACATCTGCGGAACCAATACCCATTAGAAAAGCCTCTTCAAGGTCCATCTTGTGTTCCATAAGCTTTTCTTGCCATACACGTTTGTATTCATTAGCCTTGCCACGGTACTTTGTAGCTAGCGCTGTACCAGAATAAAGAGGAATTGCTGTCTTAAAAATCTGGACATATCCTTCTCTATCATACAGTTTATCTGCCCAACCTTCAGGGTCAACAGACCCTTCAGCCCAGGCACTTCCAATCACTTGACCTTTAGCGTCTTCTTCAAACTCATATGTTCCAGCTGCTAAAGCCGAAACAACGAGATTCGCCTCACCTGGAGATGCTAGGTCGACGTCTGTTATTTTGAAACGTAACACACCATCTTCCTTACTCTGTATAGCAATTACTTGCCCTGGGACAAAAAATAACGGCTGTTGACCAGCTTCGACTCTACCATACTTGTCGTATCCACAATCAACAGCTATATTCATAGAATCTCCAAGTGCGTACGTAGCGCCTTCGACATCGTCTGCTACATCAAAATTCCGTCGCTGCCATTGATGACGCTGTTCAAGAAACTTGAAAACAGGATCATCCGTTGACTTCTTCGAAACCTTGGATAGGTAAGTGAAGAAAGGAGACTGCTGTGGTGCAAGCTCGGCTATTCTTTCACCGAAATTAAATAATCGGCGACTATCGTTTATACTTACTGATGACGATATTCCTAAGCCAGCAGAAGTACTATATTGATCAGCCATAGTTAAACCTCCTTAACTATTTATTTTACCACGGATTTTGCTTATCAAAATCACCAATAAGCTCATCCATTATCCGGTCTTCAGCAGTTTTATCAGTCTGCCGATTTACCCCGGATACTACTCCCATCGGACTAGGAATTTGTTGCGCCCTACGAGTCTGCTGAAAAGCAGGGCTCGGTTTAGGAGCATTAGTCCCAGTCCCTCTATCAAGGGAGTACAATTTCCAAAGATTATCCACAGTCAGTGAATCTGGAGAAGACATTACTTGAATAAACTCATCTATGGTAGCATCATCAGCATTATATTGCTTACGCACGTGCTGGCGAATATCATCCACCTGCTCTTGCTGTCTAGCATATTGCTGTAAAGCTTCTTTTTCGCGATTACGCTCTTCAATGATCTGGCCACGTTCAAAAACAGCCATTTCTCGATCATACTCGCTCCTAAGATTACCATATTCATCCATATTATCTCTCCATTCTTCAACAGCGTCAAGGTATATTCCAGACTCCGAATTAGGGTCTTCATAAGCTTCTACTCTGTTGTAGTGCACTGGTTTCTGCGGCTTTTCCGGCGGAGGTGGGAATTCAAAAGATTCCTCTTCTTGCGGTATCCCCTGTTCGGGGGTCGCAGATCGTTGAATAAGCGTATTAACCTGTCCTTGAAGCATTTGATTAGTTTGCTTTATTTGTTCAAGTTCATTACCGCGCTTATCAGCCTCGGATTGCCAGTATTGATATCGAACTTGTTCATTATCAAGTGGCGGCTCTTGGCTTTGAGGTGCTTCTGGTTGTTCCTCGGGTATATCAGGGGTAGCAAATCTTCCAAGTGAATCGCGTGGTCGATCTGGTGTTTCCGTGATAGCCGTTTCTTCCGGTTGTGTGAACGGGCTTTCTTCTGTCAATTCAGAGGCATCCCGTGATCCGAAGATTACATCGTCTACAATAGAATCCTCTTGGGGGGTATCTACTGTTCTATTTTCATCCATCGTTTACCTACCTTTCGGACTGCTCTTCCTAGAGCGTGAAGAGGTTGAGCCCTTTTTGGGTTCTTTGGAAGCCTCTCGGACTTCCTTTTGTACTTGCCCTAGTGCGTCATCAAGGCGTTTCTCGAAGATTGTCCCTGCTGCTTTCGCTTTGGTAGAGGTCGAATCTAAATCACCCTTGAATTTTTCAATTTCTGCTTTTTGCTTAGCATGATATACTTCACGCTCACGAGTCTGTAAGTCACCCTGCAGTTTCTTAATAGTCTGTGTCGCAGATTGTAATTGTTGCTGAAGTTGTGCTATAGCATCTGTACGCTGTAGGACACCCTCAATATCGAAGACTTCCGTCTTCTTTAAAACTTCTTGCTTATCTATTATCCCATTCTTATAAGCATCCATGTATAACTCAAGTTGAGCATATCTATTTGTTGGCAATGTAGAACCTGTCACTACAATAACATCATATTTACCAACACTAATATCATTAATAACTACAAAATCACCCTTATCATCATACATCTTCTTATTAATCATATATTCGCTCATAGCATTATTAGGCTTTAAAAGTCTCACAACTTTCTCTTCTTTATAAAGCTTCTGCATTAATTCTATCGCGACAATAGCAGTACGCTTAAGTCCATATTCTATATCTGCTAGTTTGCTTTTAATTTTTCTCTGGCCAAATTCATCTAAACTTACTGTTGCTTTATATGTATGGGGTGCTACCTGTGAATTACCCATCATCATTTCATACAAGCCGAGTTGATGGTCTATATCTTGTTTTGCAGTGTTCTCATTTTGATATAACTCATTTGGAAGTGGTGCTGGTTGCGCTACAATAGGATTCCCCATATCAAAGTCAACTTCCATTCCGACACCTGGCTGTGCCCACTTCTGTTCGAATTCGGTCATATCTACTGAGCCTGCTGGGAGCAATACTTTTAAGTTAGTAGACGTCGTAGCATGCGCAATAATAAGGGAGCGTGTCTTATTTATATATTCTTGGACTCCTTTTACCATTCTAACATCACTTACTGGATATGGTGTACGAGTATGCATATTCATAAAGAATACGATGGGATAATCCCCCGTTGGAAGAATACGCTCATACAAAAGCTTATCACCCATTATTACTTCCATTTTGACTCTCTTTGTAGATATTTCAACATGTTCACATTCACCACTTTCAAGTAAATCTGCATGGGTTAATTCTTCTATCTGAGGTGCATCTGGCATGGGTACTTGTTGCCCGGAAGCTATTATTTGTTTCGCCGAAGCTGCTGCTTGTTGATATTGCTGAGTTAATTGAGTAACAATCTGTTTTGCCATCGCTGGGTCAGAAATTAATTGTCCATTTACCCGCCAAGCAGGTTTAGTAGTATATTCATAAAAATCATTTTCGGTGAGTAAATCTTCCCGATTACTCCACGATTCAAAGATGCGGAACATATTTTCTTGAACTTTATGATATCTTTCATAACCCCGTATATACTCATCACCCTTCCCGAAGGAAACAGTGGTTTTAGTTTCAGTATCTTCCGGGAATATAACTTCATTATCATCTTCTCGATTTGTTGTAGGTCTATCAGTATCAAAGTTATCAGTTGACGCATTATTTATCGCTTTCTTATACATCGGGTATAAAGACTTCGCCTGATCTTTCGTAAACAAGCGGGAAACAATAATATTTTCTGCATCACTGCATGATCGCTCACGACTATTAGGGTCTACATATACATTAAGCGGGTCTATATCTTTAAGCATGACCTCACCCTTCCCCATATCTGCTTCGGGGTCTTCATACACTAGCATACAACCCATCCCAGTTACATAATAGTCGTCAACTATATTCCTCAGTATTTGGTCTCCATCTGATATCTGCCATATATATTCTAATAACCCATTAAGAGTCTGAGCTACCTTATTATCGCTATCTTCTCTAGGAGATACTCTAAACCCAGGCTTATTACTCGTAAGCATAGCCTTCGCAGCTTCTACGGCTGGATGAATTCTATTTACAACTATTGCTGCTTGCCCTCGCTCTTCAAGTGTCTGACGCTGTTCCGCCGTCCACTGCTTCCCGAATCTAAATTCCCTATCCTCTTGAGCGTGCGTTGCCCAAACATCTCTTTTTAGCGAATACGTTTTCCAGATTTCGTGAACGTCGTCTACTATTTTTTTAGCCATTATTGTACCATCCAATCAAGAATTCTTCTTTTAGTACTTCTTTTTTTCTTGCCATCCAATGTTTCCAATCTACATGGGACATACT